CCGCCGTGTCCCAAAATTCTCCCTGTGTCGGACAATTTTTCGGGTTACCGGGAAGCGTGTTGGGGCGCGGCTAGTCGGCGAGCAACTCGGTTCCGTAACCGCCGGGGCCTTGCGGCGCGGGCGGTTCGGACAATTTTCCCGCCGGTTCGTAACCGCCCTAGGCATCGGTTACAGTGTGCGGGTCAACCGAGAAACGGGCGTGGAAGAAAGCGCAGCGGTCGCGAAGGCGATGGCGAAACGCATCGAGGTGTGGCCCATCGATCGGCTGACGCCATACGAACGCAACGCGCGGACGCACAGCGACGAGCAGATTTCGCAGATCGTTGCGAGCATCAGCGAATTCGGCTTCGTCAATCCAATTCTCATCGACGCCGAAGGAAACGTCATCGCGGGGCATGGACGACTCCAGGCGGCGAAGTTTCTTGAGATGATGAATGTTCCAGTCGTCGTGCTGGATCACCTCACACCTGAGCAACAACGCGCCTACATTCTCGCCGACAATAAGTTGGCGTTGAATGCTGGATGGGATGTCGAGTTGCTGTCGTTTGAGTTAGGCGCGTTGCAAAGTGACGATTTCGATTTGTCACTTCTCGGATGGAGCGACGAGGAATTGAGCGCGCTGCTCAACGGCACCGAAGCGCTTGAAGAAATGCCGGAAATGAATTCGGGTGATCGCGAACCGTTCCAGCAGATGTCGTTCACCCTTCACGACGACCAAGCGCAAATCGTAAAGGAGGCTTTGTTCAAGGCGAAAGAAATGGGTTCGTTTGAGGGATCGCTCAACGAAAACTCAAACGGCAATTCGCTTGCTCGCGTCGCCGAACTTTTCCTGTCGTGGGGGAACGATCATGGCATCGGCTAAAGACATCGTCGTTAAACCGATCAAGGCGGCGGACGCTACGCGCATCGTGAAAAGCGTTCACTACAGCGGAAGCGTTGCGGCGAATAGCCAGTTGCATTTCGGCGTTTTCTTGGAGAATCGCTTACTCGGCGCGATGCAGTTCGGGCCAAGTATGGACAAAAAGAAAAGCATCACGCTTGTTCGCGATACCGGGTGGAATGGCTTTCTAGAACTCAACCGTATGGCGTTCCACGATTTGCTGCCGCGCAATAGCGAATCGCGCGCGCTCGGAATTGCGCTGCGAATGATTCGCAAACACTACCCTCATATCGAGTGGGTGCTTTCGTTTTCCGACGCCGCGCAATGCGGCGACGGTACGATTTACCGAGCGAGCGGCTTTGTGCTCACGGCGATCAAGAAAAACAAGGCAATCATTCGCTTCCCCGATGGCGAAACGTTCTCGCAACTTTCGATTTCCAACAATGGCGGATCGAGCAAGAACGGGTGCGCGTTGTGTCGTCGCCTGTGCGAGAAATGGGGCGTTCCGTATTTCACCGCGTCAACAGTGAAACCGTTTCTCGACATCGGCGCGTCGTGGCTGCCGGGCTTTCAGTTGCGCTACGTGTATTTTCTCAATCCAGCGGCGCGCGAACGGTTGACGGTTCCGGTGATCCCGTTCAGCAGGATTGCGGAAATGGGCGCTTCGATGTATCGTGGCCAAAGCGTGCGTCCGAAGCAGGCGACCACCGCGACCAGCGGTGAGGCGGTGGGGCAGAACCAACCCGGACGCTCCAAACAATGAACCTCAACGCGTACGCGGCGCACCGCAAAGCGAACGGCCTTCGCGGAACGTCACACGTCGCGGTGCTCAAGGCGATCACCACGGGGCGGCTGACATCCCCGGCGGTGGAACGTGTCGGCGAAAGATGGGTGATCGATCCGGTGCTCGCCGATGAGCAATGGTCAACCATGACGGCGGCGGAAAAGCAAAACGGATACGTCGCCGACGCACCACCACCCGCCAGGCGCGCAACCGTCGCGGCCCGGCCGTCGATGCCGCCACCGCCGCCGCCGAACCTCAAGGCGCCGAACCGCGCGCAGGCCGACGCGGTGCGCGTCACGTTCCAGGCAAAACTTCTTGAGCTTGAATACAAAACGCGGCAGGGTGAATTGCTACCGCGAGACAAGGTTGAGAATGATTGGTTTGAGGCGAATCGTTTAACACGCGACGGCTTACAACGGCTTCCAGAACAAATCATCGGCGACATTGCGCGAGTTGTTGGCGGGCTAACGCAAGAGCAACGCGGTGAGCTTCTTGTGCTGATGGATAAGTCAATCAACGAAACACTGGTTCACTTGTCGCAAACATGACGCGCGAAACGTATTGGCAAAGCCGCGCGACCGCGCTTCACCCCGACCCGCTTCTCACGGTGAGTGAGTGGGCGGACCAGCGTCGCATTCTCAGCCGCAAATCGAGCAGCGAACACGGGCAATGGAAGACATCGCGGACGCCGTACCTTCGCAAGCCGATGGATGATCTTTCCGTGACGAGTCCCGTTACGGAGGTGGTGATGGTGTTCGGTTCTCAGTTGGGCAAATCCGAAAGCCTAAACAACTGGATCGGCTACACGATGGACATTGCGCCCGGCCCGGCGTTGTTCGTCCAGCCGACGATTGATCTGGCGAAGCGATACAGCAAAATGCGGATTGCGCCGATGATCGAATCGACGCCGACGCTGCGCGACAAGGTGCGAACACCGCGCGAACGCGACAGCGGTAACACGGTGCTCATGAAAGAGTACCCCGGCGGGCTTACAATTTTCGGCGGCGCGAATGCCGCAAGCGGTCTCGCGTCGATGCCGATTCGCTACCTGGCGGGTGACGAAATCGACCGATGGCCGCTTAGCGTTGACGACGAAGGAAGCCCAGTCGCGATCGTCACCGCGCGGACGCGAACATTCGGCGCGCGCAAAAAGCACGCCTGGACAAGTTCGCCGACGATTTACAACCGAAGCGCGATCTGGGCGAAATGGGAGCAGAGCAACCAGCAGCGATTAAAACTCCCGTGCCCGCATTGCGGCCACCGGCAGACAATCGAATGGGACCGAATTCGCTACGACAACAAAGATCCGTTGTTGCCGTCGGCCTTGAGTCGGCCGCCTGTTCTGATTTGCGAGGAATGCGGAACCGGAATCGAAGAAGACGCGAAAAGCTGGTGGTACAACCCGGACGTGTGGAACGACGACTGGTGGGAGGCGGACCGGCCGGAAATACAAATCCAGGGCTATCACCTCAATTCCTTCTACAGTCCGCTCGGGTGGTATTCATGGACAGACGCGGTGCTTGAATACGAAAAGGCGAAAGACACGCCGTTGGAGTTGCAAGCGTGGATGAACACGGTTTGCGCGCTCTGCTGGATGGAAGACGGAGAGGCGCCCGCGTGGGAAGAACTTTATCGTCGCCGCGAACAGTATCCGATCGGAACCGTGCCGCCCGGCGGTTTGTTGCTCACCGCCGGATGCGACGTGCAGCGCAACCGCCTGGAAGTTGAAATCGTCGCGTGGGGGCCGAACATGCAGTCGTGGTCCGTTGAATATCTCATTTTTGAGGGTGATACCGGAACGGTGCAGGAAGACGAATCGGTCAAGTGTCCTTGGCGCGAATTGTCGAAACTGCTCACAAAGCAATGGCCAACCGCCGACGGCGGAACGTTGCCGCTTGCGCGGTTGGCGGTGGATTCGGGCGACCAGACACAAGTGGTTTATGGGTGGGTGCGCGCGCAGCACGATTCGCGCGTGATGGCCACAAAGGGCATGGACTCGCAAACCGGATTGCTCGGGATGCCGAAAGCGCAAGATGTCACGGTGCGCGGCAAATTGCTCAAGGGCGGCGTCAAGGTTTGGCCGTTGGGAAGCAGCACCGGCAAACGCGAATTGTACGGCTGGCTCAAAATTGAAACGCCGACGGGTGATGAAACGTATCCGCGCGGATGGTGCCATTTCCCCGAATATCCCGACGAGTATTTCCAGGGATTGACGGCGGAACAGTTGCTGTGCAAAACGGTGAGGGGATTTCCGAAATGGGTTTGGGAGAAAGTCCGCACGCGAAACGAACCGCTCGATTGTCGCGTCATGGCGCGCGCGGCGTTGTCGGCCATCGGTGGCGACCGATGGACGGCGGAACAATGGGCGGCGCGCGCGTCGCGCGTCGGCATGAAGATGGCGGCGCGCATCCAGAAGGCGCCCCCATCACCCGCCGCAGCGGCCCCCACGGCGGCCCCGGCGGCGGCCCCCCGGCGGCGGCGGCGCGCCAGTAGCGGGTGGTTGTCGGACGGCGGCGGCGGCGTTCGCGGTGGTCGCGGCGGCGGCAGTTGGTTACGGTAGAGTCGGCCGATCGCCAATCGTTCCCGCCGTGGCATACACACAGGCCGACATCGACGAACTCAAGGCGGCCATCGCGTCGGGTGAATTGATTTCGCGCGCCGGGAATCGAAGCGTTCAGTACCGGTCGCTCGACGAAATGCAGCGAACGTTACGGCTCATGGAGGCGGAGGTTGCTGGCACGCGGCCGGGCCTTGTTCTCGGGCGCAATAAAGCATCCTTTCGGAGAGATTGATCGTGGCGAGCCAACGGAAACTCGCGCTCGCGCGCATCGAGCTGCAAACGGAAATTCTTCGTACGTTTGAAGCGGCGAAGAAAAGTCGGCGCACCGAAAACTGGTTTACTACGAATCGCGGCCCGAATGCCGACATCAAGGCCGCGCTTCCCGACCTTATGTCGCGGTGCCAAGACCTCGTCGATAATGACTCGTGGTCGGCGCGCGCCGTTTCGATCATCGTAAACAATGCCGTCGGCGTCGGCATCCAGGGCGCGCCGAACAAAGGCACGAAAGCATACGGTCGCGGGTGGAACGAATGGGCGCACTCGACCGATTGCGATTTCTACGGGAAAAGTAACTTTTTCGGTTTGCAGCGGTTGGCGTTGCGGACGTGCGCGACGCGCGGCAGTGTGCTTGTGCGGAAGCATATCAATCCCGAAATGTGGCGGAAGCACGGGATGGTCCCGCTGCAACTGCAACTGCTGGAACCGGATTGGCTCGATACGACGCGTGATGACGGCGCGAAGATCGTCGGCGGAAAGGTGTTCGACAAATACGGCCGGTGGGAGGGTGCGTTTCTGTGGGACCAACATCCCGGCGAAACCGGGATCAGCGCACTTCGCCTTACATCGACATACGTTCCGAAAAGCGAACTGCTGCATATTTACGAAATGCGGCGTCCCGGCCAATACACGGGCATCCCCTGGGGAACCGCTGCGCTCATCCGGTCGCGTGACATTTCCGACTACGACGCGGCCGAACTTCTCAAGCAAAAACTCGCCGCATGTTTCGCCGCGTTCGTCACTGACAACGACCTGGAATCCGACGAGGAAGGCGACGAACTCACCGACACGATCGAACCGGGCCTGCTGCAACGCTTGAAGCCTGGACAATCCGTCATCTTCTCCGATCCCCCGAAAGTTGACGACAACGGCGCATTCATCGAGCGCAATTTGCGCGCGGTCGCTGCTGCGTGGGGCGTCACCTACGAAGCGTTGACCGGCAACCTTTCCGACGTGAATTTCAGTTCTGGCCGGATGGGTTGGCTGGAATTTAACCGCAACGTCGGCGGGTGGCGATATGACCTTTTGATTCCGCAGCTTCTTGATCCGGTCGGGTATTGGTATCAAGAAACCGCGCAAATCGCGGCAAGCGGGCGACTGCCGCGCGGAATGATCTGGACACCTCCCCGCCGGGAAATGATCCAGCCGAAGGAAGAAATCGCGTACCTCATCGACGCGGTCAAGGCTGGATTTATTTCGTTGTCGGAAGTGCAGCGCAGTTTCGGATTCGTTCCGTTGGAATTGCTCGACGAATTGTCGATCGATCTTCGCGAAGCGCGCGCACGCGGTCTTGCGCTTTCGGTCGATGGCCAGATGGATGTCGGCCGGATGCAGGCGCGCGCATTCGCCGAACAACAGAAAGCGAACGGCGCCCGCCCACCCGCCGGGGGCGATTCAACCGACGACACGCCGCCCGACGAGCCGCCCCCGGCGTAACCTCGGCACACGATGTAGATTCCCACCATGACCCGCCCAACCGCCCCCACCATGACCACCAAGACCGGCGAGGTGCGGCGAATGGCCGTCGCGCAACCGTTCACCTGGGACGAAGAAACGCGATCGTTCGAGATGAACATCTCGTCCGAGAACGATGTCGGCGACGGAATCGTTCTCGCCCATCGGGCCGAAGCGTTCCGGTTCCCGTCCCGTCCCATCCCCCTCACGGTCGATCACTCGGACCGATCCGAAGACGTGTGGGGCGTCGTCACGGACCTTCGCTTTGAGACCGTCGATGGCGTCGCGGTGCTCGTCGGTCGCGGCGTGGTTGACGACAACGATTCCGAACCGGTGCAGGTTGCGCTCGCGCGCCTTCGCAATGGTTCCGCCCGTTTCAGCGTGCGCGCGAAAGCGTACGCGGTGGCAGACCCGGAAACGAGCTTCGGGCCGTATGTCGCTGTAGATT